ACAAGCCCAATATAGGCGCCACAACCCTGGCAGATGAACTTGATGCAGGTGTTAGACCTTATATGAGTGTAATTACACCTTTGGTGGTCAATGACTGGACATGGGAACGTGATATCAATGGTCAATATCGCCTGGTCTATTTGAAATACATTGAAGAAGTAATGGATAAAATTACCATCCTAAGAGAATGGACACCTGAAACAATCAAAACCTGGGTCCTGGATGACAACAAAAAAGAAGCGCAGATTCGCAGTGAAGAACCCAATCAATTGGGTATGATTCCAGCCGTGTTGGTCTACAATCGCAAGAGCATTGTGCGTGGACAAGGCACCAGTGACATTGGTGATATTGCAGATGTGCAACGCATGATCTACAACCTAACCAGTGAAATTGAACAGAGCATTAGATTAGATGGTCACCCAACTCTAGTCGTTCCACCAACAGCACAAGTTGGTTCAGGTGCAGGCGCTATGATTATTCTGCAAGATGGATCGGATCCAGGCTTGAATCCATTCTATCTACAGACCAATGGTAGCAATGTGCAACAGATACGTGAAACTATTGCACAACTTATTGATGGCATTGACAAGATGGCCAATACCGGTGCAATACGCGGTGTTCGCAGTCAAACTATGGCATCAGGTGTGGCAATGGAAACAGAATTTCAATTACTCAATGCACGACTGGCTGAAAAAGCCGATGCACTAGAACTAGCCGAAGAACAGATATGGAAGTTATTCGGCATTTATCAAGGTGCGGATTTTGCTGGTTATATCAAGTATCCAGACAGCTTCTCCATGCGTGATGTGCAACGTGAATATAACGAATTGAACTCAGCCAAGACTGCCGCAAGCGATCCAGCTACCCTGGCCTTGGTTGATTATCGTGTGCGTGAATTGCTAGATGATCCTAACCTACCTGCTGAACCAGCAACACACCTAAGCAGTCAAGGCCTAAATGAAGCAGGTCCACAGAAGACTGGTCCAACCACTGTGCCAGGTGCTAGACCACGCAGATACTTCAGCTCAACAACTACAGGATTAGAATAATGGATCAACTAACGCAATCATTACTGCTGGCCTTTGCCAACAACTTTACATTTTATCTTAAAAGCCACAACTATCATTGGGTTGTGATGGGAGAGAACTTTCCACAGTATCACACATTCTTAGAAGGTATCTATACAGATGCACAAGAGTCAATTGATGACTACGCTGAACAACTGCGTAGACTAGGTGCTTTTCCTCGTGGTGATTACACCAGCATTGTGTCAGAAACAGAACTGACAGACAAGCCTGAAGATATCACAGATCCACAGATCATGTTTCAGAACCTGCTAGATGATCTAGCTATTTTGATTCCACGCCTACAAGACACATTTGACATGGCCACTGGTCAGCGTGAATATGGATTACAGAATTTTCTAGCTGATCGTATTGATCAACACCGTAAACAACAATGGATGTTGACTGCAACTCTGGCACCAGAAGCTGATGTTACAGTGACAGATTCAGGAAATTTTAATCTAGCCGCTTGCCCAATGCCACTTCAATCGGCTGAACTTAACTTGGCAAATCATCTAACAACCATAGCTGATCATGGATTAGGTCCAGCTGATCCTAGAAAACCAGAAACAGTATTTTGGTTAAAGAAAGCAGATCTATGGTCAGTATCAGAAGCTCAGGCTAGAACACAGCTATGCGGCAATTGCAGTCACTATATCAATACCCAAGCCATGTTGGATTGCATTCATAATGGACCAGGCGGACAAATCTTGGCCAGCAATCTGCCTATTACACCCAAGTGGGCAGATATTCCAGGAAGCCCAAGCGGATTCTGTAATCTATATGACATCACTTGCACAGCTACACGCACTTGCAATTCATGGAGCTCAGGTGGTCCAATAGATGATGCTCAAGCCAGTGAGTTAGGCATGGATCCTTTGGCCGCATAAGGATGACTATGATACCATTCGAATTACTACCCCTTGTAAAGGCCATAAGGGCCATTTACCCACCACTAACCCAGGAGACGTATTATGCCCCTAAAAAAAGGCTATTCAAGCAAAACAATCAGTAAAAACATTTCAGGTGAAATGAAGAAGCATCCCAACATGCCACAAAAGCAGGCAGTTGCTATTGCTTTAAGCTCAGCAAGACAATCAGCAATGAAGGCACACAAGCCAGCTATTGTGAGAAGTTTAACTAAAAAGAAATAAGGACACGGATATGATGAACATATTATTAAACGCCGGCAGATCACAACACATTGATACTCGTGTTAATCTAGCCAACACCAGCACAGCTATTCCTAGCACAACCATTGTGGTAACCAGTTGCCAAACCAGCCACTGGATTGCTACCGGAACAGATCCTGTGATCAATACTGCTACCAGCTTTATTGTGCCAGCAAATACCATCACAAGATTCAGTATCAATCCCAATGATAAAGTTGCAGTTGCCGCTCACGGTTCAACTGGCCACATTGGCATCGCATATTAATCATGCCAGTGCATCGGGTGCAAACCACACGAGACGGTCGGCCAGTCACGGGCTATCGTTGGGGTGATCACGGCAAGATATATTTTGGTGCAGGCGCACAAGCTCGAGCCGCGGCTCAAGGCCGTGCCGCTTGGGCCAATGGTTATCGTGGAAAGGCAAAGAAATGAAGCGTAAGAAGCCGGTAAAACCACCAAAGAAATATTGATACTATAAATATCAACACGGGAAGCGGTAAAACCTTCCCACAAAATTTAACTCTGAAAGGGAGGCGAGGTAACGATGTCCGACAATACATTGGCAAACGAAGACACTGGGTCTTTAGATAAAAATAACCAGGCAAGTGAAAAGTTCTACACACAGCAAGAAGTTGATGATATGATGGCCCGCACTAAGGGTGCTATCACTAAGAAACTTACCAGCAAGTATGAAGACCTTGGAGACTTAGAAGAATTACGTCAAATCAAGCAACAATTTGAACGTCAAAAACTTGAAGAGCAAAAAAAGCGCGGAGAGTTTGATGGAATTTTGCAAGACTTGGCAAAGAAAAAAGACGAAGAAATTCGTAAGCGGGATGAGATCATTAAGAACTATACCGTTGATGTGCCGTTGGTATCAGCTGCCGCCCAATACCGTGCTGTGAATGCAGAACAGGTCAAGGCATTGTTGAAACCACAGGTTAGGTTGAACGACAGTGGTGAAGTAGAAGTGCTTGATAACAAAGGCACCGTAAGATACAATGACCAAGGACAACCTTTCAGAGTAGAAGATTTAGTTAAAGAATTTTTAGATACTAATCCACACTTTGTTTCGGCCGGAGCCAGCACAACAAATGGTAAGAGTAATATTGGTCAGTCTCAAGAAAAGATAGACTTAACCAAGCTCGACTTCAAAAACCCTGAGCATCGTAGAATGTTTAAGGAAATGGGCGGAGTTGGTCTTAGAAAATAATTACCCTTAAAGGAAAAACAAAATGGCTTACCCATCAAATAACAATACAAACATTAACAATGAATTGTATGCAAACTTCGTAGCACAAGCACAATATGCCGCTTACGAAAACAGTATCGCTCGTCAACTTGTTACAGTATTCGACGTTCCAATGAACGCTGGTAAAACTGTTCAAGTTCCAGTCTGGTCTGCAATTTCCGCTCAGTTAATCACTGACGAAGCGGCAGCAACAGCCAAGACAACCAACACAGCAGGTCCAACAATCGATCTAGCTGAACACGTTGTTTACAACCAAGTGACAGATATGTTACGTGACTCTGCTTACGGTGACGTTATGGCTCAATTAGGTGACCAAAGTGGTCGCGCTATTGCTGAGAGTATCGACACACAAGCATTCGCAACATTCAGTGGTTTCACAACAAACCAATTGGGTTCTACTTCTACAGAATTGACTGTTGACTTGATCCTACGTGGCGCTGCCGCTCTACGCACACAAAAGTTAACTGGCCCATTCTTTGCAGTGGTTCACCCTAACCAAGCCTACAACATCAAGAAGCAATTGACTTACTCTGCACAAACCAACGTTCCTGCTCTAAGCAACATTGGTAACTCAGTTCTAAGCGACTTCTATCTTGGATCTGTCGGTGGCGTTACAATCTTTGAAAGCGCATTGGTAACAGCAGTTACAACTGGTGGCGCAACAGCTTATCGTGCTGGTGTGTTCAGTCCAAAGGCTATTGCACACGCAATGCGTGGTGGTATCGATCTAAACACTCTATACTTGCCAGCCGCTCGTGCAACTGACATGGTTGTTAAGGCCGTAGCAGGTGCAGGCGTAATCCAAGAAGCATACGGTGTAAGCATCGTAGCAGAAGGCACAGCAAACTAATATCAAGTAATTAACGGAGAACAACAGTATGGCTTTTATTAACTCAGGCGGCAACGTCATATCATTTGCAGAATACAGTGATGTAACTAACATTGATCAACGTGTGTTTGAGGCTAATGAAGGCCTTACTTCAACTGTCATTGAGGATATGTTGATCCGTGCAACCAGCAAGATTCTCTACTCTTTCGGAACAAGCGATTGGTGGATAGCCTATTATATGCGTCAAAGTGGTGGAACATATGATCCATTACTTTACACTAGCGGGTTGTTGGCGATTCCCAATCCTGATCCTAATAAAATCCAAGATCGTCAGGCGGACTTCACTGACCTTTGCGTGTTCTACGCATTGAGTTATTATGTCTATCCCAAGATTGCAGATTTTAGCAAGGAAGACAACGCTGAGAAAAAGAAGATTGGTTTCTTTAACGAGAAATTCCGTCAACTGTTTCAAGAGTTGATCGATGATGGATCATGGTATGACTTTTCGGGTAATGGAACCATTACTCCCTTAGAGAAAATGCCAATCAGAAGTAACGTGGTGCGAGTAAGATAAATGAGAACTCAACTGTTATCAGCAATCACTTCGGCTATTAGCACACTTACCCAGTTTGCTACCAGCCAGGAATTGCCTTGGGAGCAGAATAATCAACCCTTATTCCGCAAGAACATGAAGAAAGTCTACGTGGATCGAACCGTGCAAAAAGAGAATACTTTAATTAGCACTCTTGATAACGGTAATGTCATGGAAGATGATCTAGTGGGCCGTGCTTATGTGTGTGTGGATGCTAAAAATCCACCCTCACAATTAGACTCCGTAATTACAAACATATTGGCTTGCAAAGACAGAACTGGTATTGTTACTTTCACTACCGAAAGTGATTATACCGTGGACAAAAATGAGGATGTGTTAACCTACACTTTCGAGTTTAGGGTCACATCAATAAAATAATATAAAGGAAAATAACCATGAGTTATATTAACGTATCAAGTCCAACAAGTCGTGCTATTCTACAATTATCAACTGCTTCTATCACAACTACTAGCAGTGGTTATGTAGTTCCTGCACTTCAGGACATTCAAGTAAGTAACAGCAATGGTATCTTCAACTGGACACAGTTGGACAATACCAGCCAGTTGAGTGTTGCAACACCTGCAACAAATCAAATTTCTGGCAACATCGTTGTAGACAGCGCAACTTTCTTCGCAGCCACAAACGGCGTAGATGGAATTTTTGACCTAAGCAACAACAAAACTTATGTATACTTTAGAGTATACTTCAACGGCAAAACAACTGGAAGCAAGTATATGAGTGGCGCAGGCTACCTAAGCAACTTGGCTCCAAAAGTTTCTCCAACTGCACCTGTTTGGGTAACACCAATTCAGATTCACGTTGATGGTGACTTGGCCGCTGGCACAGTTTAATAGCAATTGACTACAGAGATAGGGCTTTCCAAGCCCTATTTTTGTTTCATGATTAAATAACAGGTAAGGAAAGATTTATGGATCTTAGAGATTACACAGATGACGAGTTGATCAAGAGTTTGGAAGCAGAAATTGCCAAGAGCTTTAATGAACTCAAATGCGCCCAAGGTGACTTGGACAAGATTAATAGCCGTGTAAGATTTGCTCTAGCAGCCCTACACACAATCAAAGATAGAAAGGAACAAAGATGAAATCAATTAGCGAATTCGCAAAAAAACCCCAATTAATAGAAA